ATAGTTATACAACGGTTCTGGAGTTACATTGTAGCTAGGATACCCGGCAATCCATAAAGAGTTAGGAAATTCTTTAATAATTCTCTTATAATCAACATATTTTAATGTGAAAGGTTTATAGCTATAATACATTGCTGTATACCCAGCTTGTCTAATACGTCGCATACCGTACAAAATTGTTTCTGTATTTGCATTTCTATCAGAACTAGCGCCGTGTTCAAAATCTAAAGCTACAATCGAGCCTTTAGGTGTTTGAATCTTAGGCAAGAAATAATCCATTGTCTGTTTAGCGATATCCATGTTTCCATAGGTGTCATACCAGATATAGGTATGTGCTCGTTTTCCTTGCGCAATAGCACTTGCTACTTGTGTTTTGTATGTGCGCTGCTCGTAAATGCCATTAGCGTTATACCCGCCAATTTGAGCAATAGCAAATTTATCATGAGCATAACCAAAACGCCCTTGATCTCCTTGATAAATCGCCCAATCCACACCCTGATCGCCTTTGGCGGCAAAAACATTTATAGGCAACAAAAAAAGAGCTACGAGAGCTCCTACTAAAATTTTCTTTTTCATTCGTTTACTCCTTATCTTTTAAATTGTAAGCTGATACCCCTGTAATTACTCCTAAAAATGTTGCTATGGCATTGATAGTTAGTACTGTCATATCAGTTTCATTCCATCCATATGCTTTGCCTAATGTGGCTACTAATACAGATAAAGCGGGCAATACCGTAAGTACTGTCCATTTAATAATTTGATAATATTTATCGGGTAAAATCATTACTTCTCGCCTCCTTTCATTTCCTGAATATCATGTTCTGCTTCATTCATCCGTCCTTCTAATAGAAAAGTACGTTCAACAATATGGTTATGCTTTTCAACTTTTTTCTCCAATTGCTCAATTCGATAAATGGTCAGTTTGTTTGAAAAAACAATGCCTGCAAACGTACCAATTAACGTTCCTGCAATACTTAAAGCAGAAATAATCGCATCAATATTCATAGTTCACCAACTTTCCAACAAAAAAAGCACACTCCACGGAGCATGCTTTAACTTTCTTTATTAATAATTTTATCTGCTTCTTCCTCTGTAATACTTCCTTGTGCCACATAACTCATAACGTCTGCTTTAGTATACACACCTAAATCATAGAAAAATTGGATGTCTTCTTTACTTGGATACATTTGGCACGCCTCCTTCTGTAATTACTGCCTCATTTGGAAATACAACATCTTGAATTCTTTCCACCATTTTTTTCAGTTTTGTTAATTCTTTCATGGTATTCGCTGCTACCTGATTGGAGCGGACATACTGATCATAAGGAACTCCTTTCACCCAAATCCACTGATTGTTTTCCCAATCAAAACCAGCAATCATTACATCTGGTCCTTTAGGTGGTTCTACTTCTGTAAATGGTCGTGAAGTCGTTGATTCTTTTGGTGCAAACCACACTTCATAACTTTGTCCGACTACTTTATAAACAACTTTCATATTTTCATTCATAAATCTTCCTCCTAATGTTTGAATACTTCATTCCATAATTGTTGAATTTGCGTTTGCATACGGTCAATGGTAGGATCTCGCTTATAATAGAGAATATCCGTCAAATAAATTCGATAAGTAAACTGCAACGTAGATTTTCCATAATACAAAGAAACATACGCCCCTTTTTCACCCATCATGAGAATATTCACTCGTCCTTGTGAATCTAAGAATTGTTCACTTCCATTTTTTACAACTGAAGCGGACATTGTTTGAAATCTTTTTTCTGGATTTCGTTGATATTCTCTCCATTGTTCTAAATGATTGTCATACCATAAACTCCCCATTCCTCCTTGTCCGTTACTCCAACTATCAGCTACCGTTCCATGATAACCATACCCATAGGTACTTGGAGTGATAGAAACCATCCCTTTTTCAATCAATTGAACTTGTTGTTCTAATGTATTTGTACCTAATGTTTCATAATAATCTTCTCCTAACCATCGTTTGACTTCCTCCACTACATTCCATTGGATGCGTAAATAAGGATAGTTAGAATTATTATCGGAACCAGATAAACTAGAATTATATGTTATAGTTCCACGTAGAGCTTCATAACCCATTGCATTGACTGCACTTGGATAAGCATTAACTTCAGGATAACGCGTGTAAGGAGTAGGAATTTCAAGCCTGTTTTCAGAAAGAAAATTGACTTGACTAGCAATATTGGGATTTTCAGCCATACTACCGACCACTTTTCCTTTAAAATCAAGTGACCGTGATACCTCGAAATAACCTTTTGTAAATGCCTCAATCAATTCTTTTTTCGTGAATAATTCATTTTCATCAATGAGTTGCAATAATCGATTGGTTTCGCTTTGATTAACTTCTACTTTTTGACTAAGTGATTGGACTTGTTCGGTCACTTGACCAACGCTAGCCTCTAATTCTGGTCTTAGTGTTTCAATGGCTTCTTTTTCACTTTCTGCTAAATCAAAAATTTCTTTTTTGATTTGTTCGAAGTCTTTGATGTATACCTCACTTGCTTCTTCAATTTCACTTTCAATTTTTGAACGGATAACTGTAAAAGTGAAGGCTAGCTCATCACTGTGAGAGCCATCTTCGAAATCAAGATACACGTATCCTTTTACTTCGCCTTCATAATTTAATAACTGGTCAGGCAGAGGATAAGTCACAATCCCACTTTCAGGGTATTCAATAATCGGTTGACTATCGATTGCAGTAAATTTCTTTTCTTGGCCATCTTGATTGATGGTTAGTAAGATTTTAAATGTAGTATTGGTGAGATCGACAATTTGATAATCTTGATCACGGAACAAAAATTCTAATACTACAGAACCTTTGTCATAACTATAAAAAACAAAGCCTGTATCTTGGCCATGTCTTCCCTTTACTTTTGTATTGACTTTTATTCGACCAATTTTTTTAAACGTCATTTACTACACCTCCTTCCCAAATAATAAAAGCTATTCTACTCAGTCGCATCTTGAGATAGAATAGCTTGAACTTTCTTTTTTAGTGTTTTTGGCACATCATCAATCGTTTTCTTTCCTTTTCTGATTAAGTCCGCATAGATGTTTTCCATGTTACTCACTCCCTAATGAAGATTCATAAATTTCGGTCATTGCTACTTGTAAATCTGTCACTTGATTATTCAAGGCTTCGTTACTCTTTTTGAAAGATTGATTTTCTTCTTGAACTTGTTCAAGTTGTTGTTCAGTTTTACGATGGATTTCTTCTAACAACTCCAATTTTTTAGAGAAATCCTGCGTAACAACTTCTTCCCATTTCCGCTCCCTCGGATTCCAAAATTGACGATCTAATGGAATATCTGGCAATGGTGGTACAGAGGTATACGGCACTCCTTCTGGAAAATCATCTGGCATGTTTTCCCATACCTTGCAACCTACCGGATAAATATATTCATACATTGTTTTCATTAGTTATTCCCCCTATTAATTTGGCCACGCATCATTTGTAAAATAGCTGACGGTTCCAGAACACTCTTGATTTTCTGGTAAATTTGTAGTAGAAACCATTACAGTAATTCCCGAAGCATTCGCATAAACAGATAATGCAGGATTTCGATTGGTTTTATTCGCCAAAGTTCCACCCCAACCTGTTAACGAAATCGGAGTATATCCTTTCGGAAAAGCCATTAAATTTTTCCATCCAGCAAAATTTGCTGATTTATTTGTAATCTCAAAATTGGCTACTACAAGACGTCCCCATCGTTCAAATCTGACTAAACTTTCATTGGTAAAATCTGTTGTATTCGTTGTTTTTACTGTTTTTGAAACAAAACGATCTAAAGCTACTGGTGTATCATTCACTGTTGGTATTTGTCGAAAGTCTTTAAAGCCATCAATGGATTCATTTCCTGAATTATGGACAACCGTGGAGTCATTAGATAATTTATTCCAATTAAACCAAGTTAACGGCGAACCACTCATAATTCGATTATAGAAATTTCCATTTGAGATAAATAGTTGAACAATCACACTTGCTGATCTAATCACTATTAAATAGCCATATAGGGTTCCTGAAATAGGCATATTTTCTCCTGTAGCACCTGCACAGTAATAGATACCACTCGTTTGTAAACTATTCCAGTCTTCTGTAGTAATAAAATTGTTCTTATAAATTAATAATCCTTTTTCTGTACTAGATTTAGTAACGAAATATTGTTCGCCTTCATTAATTTTCCCTTCTAAATTTTTCACTTCTTGATTTAATTTTCCCAAAGAAACATCCGCATCGTTTAATTTTTTAGTGACATCATTTGCCGCTTGATTAATTTCTGCTGTTGTTTGAAGGACAATTTTTTCAACTTTATCAATCATTTGACTGAAACCATTGAAATAATAATCTTCTAGTTCTGGCGTACTATCATCTATCGGACTCCGTTTGATAGAAAAAATAAAACGACCAGCTGTATCTAACGAGCGGTCGTCTGGAAAATCAATATATACGCTACCTTCTACTTTTCCGACATATCCTAAAATATTATCTTCTAATACAATAGAAACAATGCCATTCACACGATCTTCAATGGTGGCAAGATAGTCATGTTTTCCATATCCATCTTCTGCCGTTGCAGATTTAAATATCAGACGAATAGGAATCGTAGTTCCTTCTGGTAGGCTCTGAGGAATTCCGTTTTTTCTTACTAACTTCATTCGAAGCTTAGCTGTTCCTCGATCATGCGACCAAAAAACAACGTTTGTATAAATTGGTTGCGTAGTTTCCGCTTGAATGGAAATGATTGAATCGTTAGCTTTATACACCATTAACCCAACACCGTTCCTTTCTTAATATATAGACCACAACCAGTAACTTTCGTTTGCGTATCAGCAAAGCTAGTGGGCGGCTCACGGCGTATCAAGCCATCGTCAGATTGCGCACCAACTACATTCTGTGAACCGACAATGTCACTGATAAGAATCGTTCCCATGAATTTCGCTCTGATAGCGATGTTTTGTTTATAAAAATACGTTCCGTTGTAAACATGACACTGCGAAGTACCATTTATACATATCCCCATTGACGCAGTATTTCGATTATCATTTGCAAATTTGCATTTCACAACTGCCATATAACCGCTTTGATCAGCTAACAACTGATAGATACCATCACCATATGTAGGACCATTGATAGTGTCAACAAATTGTAATCCCCTAACCTGAATGTAGCCACGAACATAATAAAATGCGATACTTCTAACCTTAACTGGCAAATTCGAGGTTGAAACATCAATGTTATCTATGTTGTCTCTACATCGTACATATACTGATGTCACGTTAACATTTTTAAGAACAGCATCTTCCAAATATACACCGGATTCAATCCATATTGTGACTGATGGGATGGTGATCAAAGATACTTGGTTAAAAGCCATTTGGATAGTTGCAAATGGCTTTTCTTCTGAGCCATCTCCAGTTTGATCGTCTCCTTTATCTGTAGAAACATAAATATTTATTTGTGCAGCTGATCCACCGATAATTTGTTCGATACTGCCATTTAACTGCGCTACTTGATTCTGAGTATTTTGTTGTTGGTTCTGTACTTCGTCAATCTCTTTTCTAAATAGTTGTTCAGATGCAAGCAATCGATCTTGAAGAACATTGTATGCTTGCCCCTTATAATCTACTCTTCCATCTACAACTTCATTTGGCGATTCTCCTCCTGAATGCAGTACAAGATTATCAATCCGAGTATTTAACTGATCATTTCTTTCTCTTAAAGTAGTTTCTAGTTTATTTAAATAATCAACATTTTGATTAAACGTTTCTTTCCACTTTCCTGTAATTAAATTTGTTGTTAATTTTAATAACCTCATCAAATCACTCCTTTTTTGACCATATTTGCTAAAAGAGCTGTCATTGTTTTTTTTGTATTACTTAACGTGACTTCAGGTGGTTTATTAGGAATTGCTGGATAAGTTTTTATACCAACTACTTGTATATAGGTATTAATATTTAGCGGTTCATAAATAAAAGGTACGTAATCTCCTTTCTGAGGATTAATACCCCATTTTAAAGTAACTGATCCAGAAATACTTGGATAATCTTGTAGTTCATTTTTTAATCGGTCAAGCATATTACCAGAAACAGTATAACGTTCATCATTGATTGGATCTTGTATCCGAATTCCCCATTTTTTTGATTCTGGACTTGTATAAGTAATAGGAGTAAATATATAATCACTGTCTTTAGGATTCTCTGTATTGATGCCTTCTTTCAATTTTCCATACCCTTTAATTTGTGTTTTTAATGAATAAGTATCAATATCAAACGTGACTTCATCTGTATTATATTTATAGCGAATTTGTTCTTCTACTTTCTGACCATATTCACTGATGGGATAAAACATAAGATGCTTATTATTAGGAATAACCACTGCATTGTAATCTGAAAGAAGCTCATTAACTAGCTTCAAATAATTTCCATCACCAAAATTCTCTTGCTGGACAGTTAAAAACTTTTTATTTTGATCAATAATTTCCCATGTAAAACCTCGGTTTCCGGCCTTAAATATATGTGTTAACAACTGATTAATTGATTTTGTACCAGTTACTTTTTCGTATTGATAACCATCTTGAATAGTGTAATAAATATGTGTTGCAACTATTTGTTTAGTTACTAACCCACCAACTACATTTTCAGTCATTTTTTTTATAATAAATTCTTGACCATTGAAAATGATAGAAGATTCATATTCAATCAAATCAAATACTTCTTGATTGATTAAATTTGTTACTGATAGACCAATTTCCCATGTTTCATTTTGTTGCCAGTCTTCATAAAAAGAATCCTTGTCATAACCGACAAGGATTTCTTTTTTTGTTTGTTCATAATTTCGAACAATTATATCATCCATTCAATCACCTACTTATACAAGAAACGAAAATCCCACGAAGATTTTACTCGAGTAATATTTTGGATTTCGATTTCGTTTATCCCATCAACTAAATTGATTAGACCGTGATTCGTATTAATACCACAACTTACACCATTTAATTTGGGAATCACTCCTTCTAAGATTAATGTCTGACCTAGATTTGCAGAAAGTGATGGATAGTAAATAAATCGATCACCAGTTGTTTTATTGAAAATTGTCACATTACCTTCTGATTCTCCTTCTAACTTAATTTTCAAATAATGTTCTCGTGGATCAATTTCAAAGCTACCAGCATTATAAATAATAAAATTACTTGTTTTATGTTTATATTTATAGTCCTCAGAAATTAACCCCTGAGAAAACTGCCAAGCATTTTCAAACGTAAAACCATTTAAAGTTGTTGATAAAGATTCAGAACAGCCAGATGGGACATCAAACGTAATTTCAATTGTAGAATAATCATTCGCCTCTTCAGTTAATTCGAAGTTTTTGGGGTTGACCTTAAACCTCTTACCTGGACTCAAATCATGGCCAATATAATATTGATAACCTACAAAAATCATTTCATAAAGTTCAGCAAGAATTAATTCCTTATCATATTTATTCTTATAAAAGATGTCTAAAGTCAAGACTAATTCAAAAGGACGAAAACTAGCATTTATTTCTCTGCTACCGTTCGTCCCTTGAAATTCTTCGTAATTTACCTCATATACTGGCGCCTGACGTTTGATTCCTTTACAAACAATTTTATTTTTCTCTTGTGGATCAAATACATGACCATTTTGATTGAACATCAATTTATAAAACATTCATCATACGCCCCCATTTATATAGCGGAGTTTTGCTAAATCTGCGCCCATGTAACTATTTGCAGATTTTCCAATATCAGAAGATTTAATAATAAAGTCTTTTCCTAAGATTGCTTTTAAAACGGCCATCATTTCATTGTGTTGTTGCTGTTGTTGTTTGATTAATGCAAGTAATTCTTCAGAGCGATTATCATTTTGACCACTACGCATAATTTGTTTGGATTGAACTGACAGAAAAGCTAATACTTCTCCTACTAATTCAATAGCTCTTGTTTTTCTTGTCAATGGAATAACCATTTCTGGTTTATTTCCTTCTCCTGCTCGATATAGTCCGTCTTTGGTAATTAATCCGCCATTGGCATATCCATGTCCTTTCCCGATAACTTGCAACATACCTGCAACTCCGTAACGTTTCTTAGCATAATTGATTGCTGCTAACATGTTATCAAATCCGTTCATAATATTTCCGTGACCAGGAAAAGCGTTAGCTGCAAAAGTTCCGGGTTTCGTTTGAAGTAATCCTGTTGCATTACCTTCAGCGAGCCCATCATTGCCGCCGATTGCTTTCTCATTACCACCAGATTCCGTTTGGATTTGGGACATCCATGCATTTATATAAGCTGCTGTAGCTGGTAATCCATTCATTTTCAATGCTTTAGACACATAAGAACGCCAGCGTGCAACACCACTTCCTCCAACTCTTCCATTGAATATATCACCAGAACCCATCGAACCGTTTAAATGAATATGATCGAAGTGATCGCCATCCGGCCAATTCGTCCATTGTCCGCTTGCCCCTGTTCCAGATAATCCCATGCGGTCACGTACACGTCCATTCGTAATGACATACGCAATTTTTGAAGGGAATTTTTCAAAAGCGTAATTAGCTGCAGCTGTATATCGACTATCACCAGAAACACCAGGATATGCTAAATCAATTGCTTGTCTTTTTCCATGATAGTATCTATCTCCAGGACGATATCCCGATGTAAAAGTTAAACCTGGGAATTTGGCCATCACTCTTTGGGCAATATCAACTAAATATTGATAAACACCATTTGCATTTACTGCACCATCAAAATTTCCATGTGTAAAGAATTCACTCAATTTTGTTTGAAGAAATTTATTCGATGCTTTTGCCATTACTTTTACGCCAGATTTAGTCAAGTCTAACCACAGATTAGTAAGATCACTATAATCAACTTTTCCATCTAAAAACTTAAGAACAGCATTTTCATTATCTAACAAATCAGATAAGTCAAAATTCTTTGTACCATTAGCATACTGGGGAATATCTATATATTTTTTCAATTTTTTAGTAAGTGTTGCATTTAAAACTTGTGTTCCTTTTGGTAAATTAACCAATAAGTCTCGCCCTTTAGCAATGAAGCCTTTTCCGTTTGGCATTTGTACATATTCTTCATGAACTGGACCTTTTTGATCATTAATCATTGCTAAACCACCAGGATGTCCTACTGTTCCTTTTGCATACTGTGGTATTGCCCAATTACCAATCGTCTTACTTGATTCAACTTCTTTTAATACATAGTTAACGCCAGAAATAACCCCATTAACACCTTTTCCAATTCCTCCTACCATTCTATTAGCTACGCTATTCATAGTTGAGGATAGAGGGCTTCCCATTGAATTGATTCCATTAATCAAAGATTGCATTAAAAATAAACCTGCAGCATTAAATCCGCCATTTTTTGAACGAAGATTATTAATCGAATCGTTACCAAGCTGATTTACACGGGCTATGAATGATCCATATAATGAATTCCAACCATTAAGATTATTTTGTTGCCATGATCGACCGTTGTTGTATATAGGAGTATTGTAGTTTCTGAGCGTAACCATCACTTGATTACAAAACGAATTGATTGTAGCAATAAATGTCCCAGTTAAACTATTCCAACCTGTCATTAGATTTCGATTCCACGAAATACCTAAATTATAATTAGGTATATTTTGTGCTTTTAACTGGTTCATGTAATTTGAAACAAATATATTTTCATTACTTGTAAACTGTGGAACCATTTCATTCCAACCAATAATCATGTTAGATATCCATTCAGTTCCAATCAATTTATATTGATCATTTTGGCTTACAAGATTGTCTAGTGAAACTTGTTGTAATGATTCAGAAGATTGAGTGTTACTACCTAATGTTGATCCTGTATTATTTTTTAAGGTATTAATCAATTCTTCAATTGCTTGAATTAGCGAATTAAAACTAGTCACTGTAGTAATTTCACCAATTCCATTTGCATATTTAGGAATAAATTGCCTTGTTTCTTTAGCATTTAATACCTTGGATCCTTTAGGCAAATTAGGTAAGAAAACATTTCTCCCCTCTGGGATAAATGGTACGCCACCTTTTGGTAAAACTAACTCTTTATAAAGTGGTCCCCTTTGATCATTAACAATTGCTGGACCACCTAAATGATAATTCGTTCCTTTTTCAAATCCTAAAATTTTAGCAAAGTGCAGACCATTAATAACCTTACCACCAATATCTGCTACTACTTTTAATGTTTTAGTAATTACTGAGTCACCTTTTGAAAACTTTTCAACAGCTTCTTTAGCTGCATCAGCTGGACCACTAGCATCATCCTTAGCCTGCAAGGTTTTAGGTATAGGATTGTTCTTTTGAAAATTATTTAATGCATTTTCTCCAATCAAAGCTTCTCTTTGAATATTAGATGAATCACCTTTTAATTCTTTTTTGTCAGTTTTTTTCTCGTTAAAGTATTTTATTGCAGAATTAGCATACATAGTAGCATTAAATAAATTTGATGAATCACCAAGTAGTCGTTTCAAGTCCGGTAATACTTTATTAAAATCATCAATTTTTATTGATCCATCAATTAATTTCGTTTTTAAATCTTCATTATTACCTAAAATTCCTTTTATCGGATCTGGCAATCTCTTCCATGCTTCTAGACTTTCTTGTGATTCCATGACTTTATTCATCAAATCAGTATTATCTGCTAACATTTCTTTTTGAAAATTTGGTAATTCCATCCATCTTCGATATGTTTCTTCAGAAGATAAAACAGTAGCAGTTAACTCTTTATTGTCTGCAAGTAATCTTTTCTCATTATCAGGAAGTTTTGACCATTCACTCCACATCCGATCAGATGATAAAATGGTTTCAGCGAACTCTGAATCATCTGCTAATAAATATTTTATCTCAGGTGATAACTGATCGAAACGCTCAAGTAGTTTTTCAGAATTGAAGATTTTAGTTGCAAATTCCGCATCATCTAGCAGTAGTTCTTTAGTAGGATCATCTAAACTAGCCCAAGCATTCAACTTTTCTTCCGATCCATTGATGGCATCATAAAATTTGTAAGTGTTCAAATCTAAATCTTTTACTTGAAGCTTATAAGTATCCCAAAGTCCCAAATTCACGAGAGTTTCACCCATAACTTCAGGAGTATTGGAAGTTAAAATTGCTCTTTTTGAAGGAATATCTAATTCTTTCCACTTTCCAGCGTTTTCTAAGGCTTGAACTACATTTTTAGAACACTCATCTTCAAGTAATAGTTCCTTTTCATCCCACTTCATCGAATCCCAATAGCCATTTTCAACAGCTGCAATAGAAATTACATCTTTTGCATTAGTTTTTAAATTAGCATCATGAATAACAGGTTTTAATTCGTTCCATTTTGTAAAGTCTTTTGTTGCTTCAATTATTACTTCCTGAACATTTGATTTAACTTTTCCTGTTTTTGGATCTAAAGTTAGAGAATTCCAAACTTTTCCAGCATGAGTGCTTTGATCAGCAAACATTCCTAATTCTTCTGCAGTCTTTTTTGCATTTTCTGCAATTTTATTAGAAGTTTTCTCAGCTTGTTCTAGAATCTTTTCATTATTAGCAATAAAGGTTTTAGTATATTGCCCTGTTTCATCTATGGCTGCAGCTGTTGCACTAAATAATTGTCCATTTGAAAAATTTACTTGACTAATCAAATTAGGATATTTCTCAGCAATTACTGAAATTTGTCGATCAAATCCATCATTAGTTGTTTTGATATAATCGTCCATTTCATCTTCTAATGCATCAATGAGTTCTTTGCTTGCTCCTGCATCTTTCAATGCTTTTTTCTTTTCTTCAAGCATTTCTTTATACTTTTCAGTTGTCTCAGCTTTTTGTTTTGCCAATGATTGAATCCATGTTTTGGCTTCTTCTTCTGTTGCTTGTTCTACATCTCCGTTCATTGCAGCTAAAATACTTTTACGTTCTTTAGCAGTGACATCTAAAGTTTCAATATAAGATTTTGAAGTTTCTGTACTCAAATCTTGAATAATTTTTAATTCATTTGCAGTAAGTTCTCTTCCTTCATTTGCTGCATTTTGACGAATTTGTTTAATTTTTTCGTTGTTTTCCTGAATAGTAGATAATGATTTAGACATTGTTTCTTTTTCAGAATCAGCAAATTCTTTCATCGCTTGCTGAACAGTTTCAGGAAGTCCTTTTAATGATTTATCAATAGCAGAAATTCTATTTGTTAATGATGTTTCTAATGACTTACCCGCTTTTTCAAAGTTATCAGCCATTGAAGTAGCATCAGCTTCAGTAAATCCTTGTTTCAATAATTCGAACTTACCATTAGCTCCGGTCAATTTATCTTGAACACCATCTAACGTACCATCAACTTCTCTTCCTACATCAACGCCCCATTGTTTTACACGTTGAGAAGAGTTCCATGCTTCTTCTCCAAAAGTTTTCCAAGCTGCGTACCCTAGAGCTAGAGTTCCTCCAACACCAACAATTCCAAGAAGAATTGGATTCAATCCTCCAAGTGCTGCTGTCATGGCTCCAACACCACTAGAACCCGCTGCTGAACTAGCAGCACTACCAAGAACAGTTGCTTTACCTGCAGTTTCTCCTAATTTTCCAGCTAGTTTTCCAAAACTAGCACTTTCATTAACAGAAGCAGTACCAAGAGATATTAATCCATTTTCAGCAGCTTTTATTGCCGAACGTTTATTTAAGTTTGCATTTAAATCAACAAATGCTTTTCCAAAAGTTGAAATTTTAGAGACTCCCGACCCTGCAATTTTTAGAACTGGTCCTGCGGCTGCAGCCCAAGCAACAAGTTTGATAATAGATTGTTGAACTTCTGGATTAGCATCTGAGAATGCTTTAGCAGCTTTATTTAGCGTTTCAATTAATGGCTTTGAAGCTTTTAAGGCATCTCTTAAAGCATCTACAAATGGTCCACCCATATCGATAGACATATCTACGACTTCATTTTTCAGCGCCTTTACTTTTGATTCAGTAGTCTCATAACGTTTGTTGGCTTCGTCTGTTAAAGCAGTATTTTGTTTCCAAGCTTTATTTCCTCTCTTAATTGCTCCTTCAAAAATATCACTTGCATTAGAAGCACGTAATAAACTATCTCTAAGACGGACTTCTTTTATATCCATATCATCCAATACTTTGATTGCAGAAGTTCCATGTTTTTCCGATTCTTTTAATCCTTTAACGAATTCAATAATAGCTTGAGATGGATTATTCTTGAACAATTCTGCAAATTCTTCTCCGGTTCGGCCAGTAACATCTGCAAAATTGTGTAAAATTCCAGTAGCCTCACTGGCTTCCTTATACATTTTTTTTAATTCAGAAGTTGGGAGTGCCATTTTTTTAGAAATATCTGTTAATTCTTTTCCGCCCCAAGTAACTGCATGAACAAATTTTTCCCAAGACAGACCTTGTTCACTTACCATTTTTTTCAACGGATCCAAAGCTCCAATGCCTTTTTCAACTGCCAACTGCATTTGTACCATTACTTTAGAAAAGGCAGAGCCCCCTGCCTCAGCTTCTATTCCTACAGAAGAAAGAGCTGCCGCAAATCCTAAAATTTCCCCTTGACTCATACCAATTTGTTTACCTGCACCAGCTAAGCGTAAACCCATTTCTGTAATTTCTGATTCAGTAGTTGCTAGATTATTCCCCAAATCAACAATGACAGAACCTAACTTATTAAAATCTTTTTGAGACATTTGGGTAATATTAGCAAATCTAGCAAGTGAAGTAGCTGCAGTTTCTGCAGACATATTTGTAGATTCTCCTAAATCAATCATTGTTTTTGTAAAACTTACAACATTATCAGTTTGAATCCCTAATTGACCAGCTGCTTCTGCTACTCCTGCAATTTCCTCATGACTAGATGGTAATTCTTTTGCTAAATCTCTAAGGCCTTTTTCTAAATCACTATAAGAGTAAACTACATTACCATTAGAATCTACAATTTCGTCATTTGTTTTCTTTACCCCGGCAAATGCACTTTCCCATTTGACTGCCGCAGTTGTAACTGCAGTAACGGCTCCGGCAATCGGAATAGTCACGCCATGTGTTAAGGAAGTGCCGATATTCTGTGCTGAATTTCCAGCTTTTTGCAGAACATCAGATGTCTTATTAATTACTCCAGTTATTCCTGTTGTTTTTGTTTGTAATTCTGCATATGCACCAATTGTTTGTTTAATCTGTGCTTCATAACTCGCTTGTCTAGCTGTTGCTTGATTTAATTGATTCGCATATTTGATAGTAGCTGATGTTGCTTTTCCATTTTCATCATAACTTTTTTTATATCTATCAGTTAATATTTCTATTTGTTTTTGATTAGCTTGTAGTACATTACCTAACCCAGTATATTTTGCTTGTAGTACACCTAATTTATTTCCAGAAGCATCCATAACTTGCATTTGCGCCTTCATTGCTTTCATCTGGTAATTAACAGCATTTCTAGCACCAGTTAGTCCCCTAGTTAATTTAGAACTATTCAAGTCAAGATTGATAATCATATTACCGATTGGTTTTCCAGTAGTCATAGTTATCCTCCTTCCTATAATGATTTCAAGAAATCTTTCAAGTCCATTTCTTTTGGTTTTTCTTTGGCTTTTTCAGAACATACAATTTGAATCAAACGATTGAAATTAGTATTTTCAATATCATTTACAGACCAACCAGCCTGAACTAATTGTCTAAATAAATTCAATAAATCATTCTTTGCTTCTGTAGGACTTACTTTTTTTCATTCTCTTCTGATGAAGGATCGATTCCTAAAATATCTAAAATAGGTTGGTTCAAAGCACTAAAAGCTTCATCATTTGTCAAACCTTGTAAAATAGACTCACGAGTAACTTCGTCACTGTTAAATAAAGAAATGTTAAATTCAACAAGTTCGTTAAATTGTTTAACTGCCGTAGTATTTTCTGCATACATACGTTCCTGACATTCTAAAGCATCTAACACATCTCCAGCAGTTAAATGATTTTTTTCATGAACAACTTTTTTTCCATCTTTATCTTTTAAAACTAATTGAGTCTTATTTTTGATTGCCATTTTTTTCTCTCCTTCATTAATTCAATCTAAAAAACAAAAAGAGAACTAAAAAACTAGTCCTCTTTTTGCACATTATTCACTAAATTTAATAGATCACTTTTTAATGTAATGTCATTAAAACTAATATTATTTTCCGTTAGCCATGACTTAATTTCAGCAACCGTATTTTTTTCATTTGGTTTATCTTCTTTTTCAGCCCTGTCTATCTCCTTACTTTTCAAAGAAACATCAGGGCTTACTACTCCCCCGCTGGAAATGTTAATGCCTTAAGAGCTTTAATTGATTCTTGGTCAGATCCAATGTATTTACCTACCGTTTGACCTTTAGCATCCCCTTCTGCATCGTTTGCAATTGCAGAAAACACATACTCTTCCGCTTCTGGTTCAAAAGATTCATTTGTTAATGTATTTAATTTCATAGATTCACGGCTAAATTTACCTTTAAATGCTGCCAACAAAGCAGTTTCTCCACTTAGGTCAGAAGATTCTAATAGCACCGCACAATATGGAGGTTCAGTATCTTCTCCCATAAAACTAATTTTTTGATCATTAACCTTGTAACCTAATATTTTATCATTGACATCCTCTGGTAGATCTAATAATCCAAAATTAATGCTGACATCCCCAGTACCTTTTTGAGAAACATAATAAGCAATATCAGAACCATGTACTTTAATTGGTTCTTTTGCTAATCCTGTAATTTCAGCCGAAACCGTAGCACCTTTATCTTGTTTTCCTTCAATTACAAACTGATTTTTTTCTGGAACTTTTCCGGTTTCATCAAATACTCCAATAGTTAATCTTTTAAATCCTACAAATGACATGATTTTTCCTCCTAAAAATTTAATAAAAAAAGACACAAAAATTTGCATCTTAATTCTTTAATATTTCGTATCATAAATTTTTGTATTTCCACGATATCTTCTTGCATCTACAAACCTATTTGTTTCTGCAAAATATTCATCAAGTCCTTGGCCACTTATTTGGCCAAATCCTATTTTTTTTAATTCATTTTTTATTTCATATTGAATTTGTTTACATGTGATTCGATATGCAGACTCCACATCTATTTGAATTAAATGTTCAACAGATAATTCTTTGTCGCTTCCATGATAAGCCTCATTTGGAACATCAACAGGTCTTATTGTGATAAATGGACCTGTTTTATCAGCTGTTTCTGGTTGTTGGTAAAATTTAATTCTTAGACTTTTCATTTTCTCATTATAGGTCATAGAATAAATATACTCATTTGAAACCAATGCATCATATATAATATTCAACATATCATTCATAAATTCTTTTTGACCTCCTCTGCAACTGTATTGAAATAAAGAGGTTCAGAATCTTTCAATGATTTAGTAATTACACCAAATCCTCTTGGTCTAATTTGTTTTCCATTTCTAGTATATCCCCATTCGTTCAAATGGATAATCCTATATCTTTCATGTGGACCATTCCAACCTATTTTTGCATTGGCCTGATTATTTCTAAAAATAGCTTCTGTTTTAACCACTTCATCAATGGTATAACCTTTATCTTTAAAGACAAGCATATCTTTTTGTAGTCTTTTCTCTACTTGTTTTGCACCTGCATCTACCGCTTCTTTAGTAATAGCTCTTATTTTTCGACTACCTAGTTTTTTTTCTAAATTTTTTAAAGTTTCTTGAACACCTTTAATTTCAACATCAGACATCATCAATCATTCCTAAAATAATAGTTATAAATCGATTTTCAGAAATATCGTTTCTGACATCTATAATGTTCCATTTCCCTTGAAGTCTATAATCCTCAATCTCAACATAATGTTTATTTGACGGAATATAAGAGCCACGAGTATCACGAATTACAACTGTTACAGCTTTTTTAGTTTCCTTACCATTCAGAACTTCCAAATCCTTTTTTGATGGATCATAAACTTCGGCACGAGCTTTATAAAGGATTACTTTTTCTTCATCTCCTGGTTCTGGACCTTTATGAGGTTGATATTCCCAAAAGCAAATAATCGTATTCATTTTTCCAGTCCTACTTTTCCTCATTTGTTTCTTCCTCCTTAAAAACCTTATATTCCGCTTTTAATTGAAGAAGAAGAGAATTGAAACCCAAGTCATATTCTCTAAGTACGCCATTTTGACTACTGGATTCAATAGTTGCCGAACCTGCATGATAATAATGGTCTGTTAATAGCAAAATACCTAAATTTAATAAATCTATGGTTTCATTATCTTGTAAATAAAAAGAAGGCTTATCTTTTCCGATAGCCCCCTTTATATATGCAATTGCTGATCTAGCAGCTCGTATTATACCTATATCATCATTTGAATAGTCTTCTCGGATAGCTTCTTTTATCTCTTGTAAATCTAATTCATCCCTTGGATTTAAAATCATTTACATTCACCTAACTTAAATTAACGGAATTTTATTGATAATACGATTATTCTTCTTTAGATTCTTCTAATAAAGCAATTAAATCTTCTCTTTTATCAGAAGATTTATAAGAAATATTTTTCTCGTCTAAAAGATGTTTTAATTCCGAAACTCTCAAAGAAGTAAAATCATTTTTATCTGTCAAATTCGATTTATCCCGCGAATTATGAGATATTTGTTCAGAATCCCCATCTGTTGATGGGGTTACGCTTTTTTTATCGTAGCTAGACGGAACGCTGAAGCTAATTTAATTTGGTGATCAAACCACGCTGTTACCATGAAATAATTAATACCTTTATCATAGTCTTTGTATTGTTCATATAATACATCTGCAATATCGTAGTTCAAATGTGCATATGAGAAATCACCAACAACAGGTGTTGTAGCCGCATCAGTAAAGATTACTGGTTTACCTAAGACTTGCTCTGGTTGCGCATTGTATAATGTAGCACTTCCATTAGCTAAAGTTCGAATAATCGTTACATAATCAGAAAAACGCATATAAATTGTTGCATTTTCTCGAAAATCTTCGTGCAAGTCTGCTAAAGCATTAGTGATTGCTTCATATAAATCATTTCCTTCCACCTCCTTGATATTCACTTCGGTTTTATCATAGAAACTCATATGTTCTTCGCCACTTTTAGGTGAAGTAGCAAATGAAACTTTGCGTTCCTTTGCAGCAAGCCCTGCACGTAAATTATTTTCTACTGTTTGAACCAGGTTCGTATTCGTTCCCATCAATACTGTATCAGTAATTCCAGCTTTTACTTTTGTTTGAAATCGTCCAAAATTAACTGAATCTCCTTTTAGTTCTATTTCTTTAGTAGCTTCTCCATCTTGAATAAAATCATCGTCATCAATTGTGAATGAAATACGAGGAATTACAAGATTCGTAATTTGGGTTACTGTTTCTTTTTCTCTCAACTGATTTTTTACTAGCGGTTCCGCAATAATATCATTTGTTAATGTAGAAGGCAGGAATTTATTTCCTTTTGTAGTTGAGTTATCTCCTAATACTTGCAGAACATCTGAATTCACAGGACGATTAGCCATCGTTGCTCGAATTAATTCTGCTTTTGCATCAATAATTTTTTGCTTAGGATCTGTGGCTTCTGTAAAGTTACCTTTCGAAAGGCTTGCTTTTTGTTCTGCTTCCATTTGATCATGTTGATTCTTGATAATATCAAATCTTTGTTTTAACTCTGCTGCAGTTTTATTTAATTGATTTAATTCTTCAACAGTTACTGAAGTATCAGCTGCTTTTTGAGAAATTTCATCTTTAGTTTTTTGTATTTGTTTTCCTACCGTTGTCATATCTTGTTTTAATTCAAAAAGTGTCTTCATTTTTAAAGTCCTCCTAATACGTTAGTTATATATTCTTTATCTTTTTTTGCCTGTTCGATTATTTTTTTTCTTTCATGATCATCTATTTGATTTTCTTGTTTAGTCATTAAGAATTTTTCAGGAACTCTTTGATAATTACTAAAGAGTCTTTCGCTAATAGATGCTGCTATTTGATTCGAAGATTCAACAATGTCACATAAACCATAGTCAAATGCTTCTTTTGCTGATAACCAAGTTTCTTCAGCCATTATTTGTTTGATTTTTTCTTCTGTTAATTTCTCACCAGCTTTAGCAAGATAAGTTACAACTGATGATTCCGCAATTCTGTCAAGATCGTCAGCTTGTTTTCTTAATTCATTGGCATTACCTATAGCAAAAGACCACGGATTATGAATCATCATCATGCTATTTTCTGGCATAATAACCTTATCGCAACTAACTACGATTACACTGGCAATAGAAGCTGCTAGAGCGTCCACATAAGCTGTTACATATGCTTTATGTTGCTTTAACATATTTCCTATAGCAATTCCTTCAAAAACAGAACCACCAGGAGAATTCACATGTAAATTAATTTTTTTGACATCTCCAAGCTCTTTTAAATCTTTTTGAAAACTCGAAGCTGTTGTATCTGATTCATCCCATTTGAATGATGTAATTTCTCCAAAAATATAGATGTCAGCTTCATCTTGATCAACAGATTGTTTACATTCCCAAAACTTTTTCATAACTACCCTCCTTTCAAGGAAAAATAAAACAGACCTAACTATTTTTAGTTACGTCTGTTTCACTAGATTTATGCGATTTCCTTAATGTTGGATCCATTTCTTGCGGGTACATATCGCCTGAAATCCATAAATCAGCAGCTTTACCTCCACGTGGTGGCATTTCTTCAAGCATCCTTGCTTCATCTGGCACCATCCATCCATCACGAATACCACCATGGTAAAATTTCTGCCTAGCATCACTGTCCCCACGCAAGAGTCCCATCATATTGAACTTAAAGTAATAGCCTTTTATTCTTTCATTTTTTTGAAGTATCTTCTTGTTAAATTCTCTTTCATATTGCTTCACAATAGGAGTGAGAGTCATATTAACGAATAGTTGCATCAATTGTTCATTTGAAGAAAAGCTGCTACTGTCAGAGTTCAAGAAAATGCTAGGAACGTTATAAACATTAGCAATACGATCTCGAGTAATTTCCTCAGTGATCTTCATGTCTGTTGCTACAAAGTTACGGTTCATTTCTTCAATAGTTACACCAGGCTCTTGAAAGAGTACACCGCCATTTTCTTCATAGAACCGTCGAAAATCTTCCACTACAGCTTTTCTTTTTTCTTCATCAACACTAGTGTCATAAGTTAAAATAAATGAATCTCGTAAGGATTGCATTTCTTTTAAAGAGAATTCCCGAACAGCTTTATCAAAATCATTCGAATTTTTTAATACTTGTATCGGGCTGATTCCCTTCCAATTTCCATTTCCTGCAATATGTCGCACATGAATAACATCAGTATTATGGAAATAGAATGTTTTTCCATCATTATTTACTTGATACCATAATTCTTTACTATCCCTTTCAATTATTGGATTAACACAATTTGGATTGAAAGGTATCAAAGATTCTAGTTGCCCTCTAATATCTCGAATAATTAAAGCATACCCATTCCCATTCGTGTTTCTACTAACTTCAAGTACATTAATTATTTGGTCTAAAGTTTGATTTTTATTAGGAAAATATATTAATCGGTCCATAGACTCATCGAATTGCTGATCGTAATTTAGATATTTTTTGAATGGTAGACTGGATAATGTATTACTTAAACGAGAAATGACTGAAAATATATTTTCATTAGTTTCTAGAGTTGAGTTTTCTAATCCGAAAAAAGTCTTTCCAATCCATGATTTTAAATTTTGATTTTCAACGGATCCTTTAATAATTGATTGTTTGATGAATTTAGGAGTTATTTTGTTAATAGCCCTTTGGAATTTATTCATTTATTAACCTCCTCTCATCATTTCTCTTATACTTATAAAGCCAACAGTTCCTGTTTGTTTTGATTTTTTAGCAAACATTTCTACTACACTTACATGACTATTTAACACTGAAGCAAAACCGTCAATTTTTCTATTTTTTGATTGTTTCGTAGGCATCCAATTATTATTTCTATCTTGAACTAGTTTTACATTTGATAAATACCATCTAAAAATTTTTTGCTGATTATAAATAACTTTGCCATCTAAAAATCGTTCTTTTAAATCTTTCATCGGTCCACCAAGAGTAGCGAATCCCTGAATGGCTTCTTCCATTACAAATCCAAAATTGATCATTTGTTGGTTTAAAATCAAGCTATTTCTTCGGTCATACCTTATTTTTAATATCTTAAATTTTTTAGATTGTTCAACAAACCAATCAAAAACAAATTGATAATCAACATAATTACCTGGTGTTACAGTCAAATTACCTGACTTAATCCAAGCATCTAGCCTTTGCTTATTATTATCGTTGTTATAGCGTTCCTGTGAAATCCAACTATGTTCTAAAATTGCTATTTCTCCAGTTTCATAAATGGGAAATTCCAAATTAGCTGATGTAAAGTCTTGTGTCTCTGATAAGTCGTATCCCCCAACACATTCTTCGCCTTCCAACGTTTTCCAATCAATCATTTTGTTATTTTTATTAATTGTTTGCATATCTAGAAACGATAATTCATCTATATCAGAAAATAAATTGAACTGCTTAGTGATCCAGTCCGCTCGTTCCTGAGGGCTATTACGTTCTGTTTTCCAATCAGTTACTAAATCAACAAAAGACATTAATCCTATATTGGGATTAGCTTTGATCCATTTTCTTGGATCATCCGCTTCTGAAACATCGTCTAGTTTTGCCACAAAATAAAAAACTCGTTCATCTAGCCCATCTTCAAGATGTTCTAAACAATCGAGTGCATTATCATAGTATTGCATAAGCGGCCCATCAAGAACATAACCAGCCGTAGTTATATAAACTATCAGCGGCTGTCTTCGTGTACCACGAGATTTTTTTATTACGTTGATCAATTTGAAATTTATGAATTCATGGATCTCATCAAAAATTGCAAAATGAGTATTTAATCCATCAAGTTTTTTGCTATCAGAGGCTCGTGCTTCCATCTTAGAAAAAGTTGATTCATCTTTAATTAAGGATCTTTGTGGATTATATTTTTTGTCTAATCTAGGAGATTGCTTTACCATTTCCTTTGTTTTATCAAACAAAATAGACGCTTGATCTTTTGCATTGGCCAAAACATAGACGTTGGCACCTTGTTCATGATCGTATCCCAACATATACGCAGACAATCCACTAATAAGCGACGTTTTACCATTTTTTCGTCCTACAAATGTCAAAGCTTCTCGAAAACGTCGAATTCCTGTGTCTTTATGAATCCATCCAAACATAGAACCAATTATAAAATGCTGCCATGGTTGTAAAACAAAACAATCAAACTCTCCTTCTGTCGGTCGGCAGTTATCTTCAATAAAACGAATTGGGCGATGACCAGCTTCTTCACTAAAAATCCATGGAAATTCTTCCGTACCTTGTCTTTCCAAATCCATTATATGACGTTTAGCAGCTAAAATATTTTCTTTGCTAGCTAAAATAGAACCATCAATCAATCTTTCAGCATACCAAGTAGTCAATAGTTCTGGATATGGTTCTAATAATATTCCACCCCAAGAAGCTTGTTCTTGTTTGTATTTTTCCCACCATTGTTCTAATTCAGAATAAAACAAAGAAGTTAATTCCATTCTGAATCATCTTCTTCATCTTGAGATAGTTTTATAGCTAATTTTGCTCTAGAAGCTGGAGAAAGTCCTAAATCTCCACCAAAAACACGTAAATTTTTGGAACATGTATCCATTTGTTTTGATAATGGATTCCCATACATCTCTGGAGGTTCATTGAATTCTTTACCACTTGCTTCAGCAAGCTCTTTATTTCGTTTGTATTCTTTTTTGTACTCTCTTTGCATTTTTCTATATTGCTTTCTTAATTCTACATATTGAGAGTACCAATCACTATACATAGCCATTAAGTATACATCTGGATTCATCACTAATTCGACTGATAGTAATTCATTTTTAATAAAATCAAACACTTCTTTTCCCTGCTTATCTAGCCACGAAGGAGCCCTGATTTCATCTGTATTCATTTTTAATTTTTCTTCAACTTCTGCTCGCTTTTTCAATTCTTTTGTATTTCTTTTGTTTGGATTTTTTTGGAGCAATTGTAATCTTGCACTTTTAGCTGGTCTTGGCATAATTTAACCTTCTTTCATTATTTTCTAATCGTCTAAAAAAATCGAAAAGCGGTATTTGTGTAAAGGAAGGGGCGCACCGGTCAAAAAATGGCTCTTCCAGCTACTTTTGCTTAATGGGGGGCTACTCCACTTCGGTATAATCAATACTCAATTTTAATTCGTTTGTTCTTAATACATCTATCTCAGGTAAATTTAAAGATTTATCGAAATATCCTTCCTCTAAAATGATGATTCCTTTACTTACTTGATTTTTAAACTCTTCCAATTGATTTATTACTTTTTCTAACCATTCCGTTTGTGACATTTTGTTAGCTTTAATTGGTACGTTACTGCTATTCTCTTGTTGCATAGAACTTCACTACCTTTCTCCTAGTCTTTGCTTTCTTTTTCCCCCCTGATTTCTCAGGATGTTCTTTGTTATGGCAAGCAAGACAAATAAGCTCTAGATTGTCCATATTCCAGAACTTAGTTATGTCTTCTCTTGCTTCGATTATGTGATGGACAACTACTCCTTTTTTTACTACTCCTCGACGTTTACACTCTTGACATACACCAAAGTCCCTTGCTATAACTAGTTCTCTAAGCTTCCTCCACTTGTTCGTCTTATAGAGTTTGTCTATCTCGTCTCTAGGTCTAGCTTCTTTCATTTAAGTTTCTCTCTCATGTTCTATCGTTCTTTTATCTAGATATTTTGTATTCGGACTATCATAATACTCAATATGTATTTTATTCTGTCCATTTGTATCATAACTTCTTGTACGCCAATGATATGAAATATCCACTAATCCTCTTGGTAGTTTATCCAATCGTTGTCCTTTATAATAAATCTCTGGTACTGAGTCAGTATCTTTTAATTTAATCTCTAATAGATTGGCATCATCTTTTACTTCGAACAATTCAATTTCACTCTTATCGTTTTGAGTAAATAGCTCTTTAAATATTCCCATAATTATTCTCCTTTCTATATTTATCTACATAAACATTCACTAAAGCTTCTTGTACTTTAAATATTCCTTCGATACTAAGATTGTTCACGTCTAAACCTAGTTTTTCCTTTATGAGCCTAGCGTTGTGATCTGCTTTAATTGTTTGTTCAGCAACAAAATAATTAAGAGCTGCTACTTCATCCATCTTTAATCCAACTAAACTAATGATGTTAATGAATAAGGTAGCTAGTTCATCCATATCTTTCTCTGCTCTTATCTTCTCAATCAACTTGGTGTAATCATAGTTATCATTCATTTAATATACCTCTCAATGTTTTGTTGAATATATTCATCTTTCCAATAGCCATGGCCATAATATCGAAGACTACAATTATCAATTTCATTTGGCGTAGCTTCTTTGGTCATTTCAACAATGGAATATTTCTTGTTTCTCATTTATGTAACCTCCTCTAAACAAAATAAAAAAGACCGCTCACTGAGTGATCTTTACTTGACTAAATCATCAACGTATTTTTTAATTTTTTTCTGATCCGTTTTGTTTAACGCTTTGATTTCTTTCTTAATTTGATCTACATCATTTTTTTCTTTGTGGTTGCTTGTCCCCCACCATGGAAAGAAAGAATGATGCGTACTGCTCGAACCAATTTTCGCTCCTTTACTTTTACTGCTAGGTTTACTTGTTTTAGAACTATTTGACTTTGAGCTACTTCCCTTTGATGTACCACCACTCTTGCTAGAAGTATGCGCTGATGAGTGAGAATTAACATGTGAACTCGTATGTGATGAGGCATGCGGACTTACATGTGGCGTTGCATGAACTGAAGCATGTGCAAATCCTACTAAAACAGCTGGTAACGTGATAATAGATAATAATTTCATATTTTCCTCCTAAAATAAGACCACTCAACGAGTGATCACATATGTAAAAACTACACCTCAGCAATGAGATGCAGTTATAGCTCTTTACTGTTTGGGCTTACCGTAAACCAAAGTCGCTGGAATGGGATCGCACCACTCATGTACTATTTCTCTCTAGTTTTGTACAAGGTCCCGATAGTCCGCCATACTAAACCTACCTTCACCTTCGCGTCTCTCTACTTCTGCCACAGCGACATAAGTGTATTGCGAATTTATTTTTAGTCGTTATATAATTAATTAAGGAGGTTTTCATATGCCTAATTATGTTATTGGTAAAACACCTACAAAAAATAATACTCACATACTACATGAAATAGACTGTCCGTATGCACTAAATAAAAAATACTACGTTAAAATCGGGTATTTTACAGATTGTTCATCTGCTCTTCGATACTTACGAGTTAAAAATTCAGACAAAAATTTTTCTGGATGCAAATACTGTTGTCGTTCTTGTTGTAATAAAAAATAATTGTATTGCTAGCTATCTTTTGAGGATAGCTATTTTTTTACATCAAAACAGACAGCAACCAGTTGATATAGATAAATAATGGAAAGTAAAGGAGGTTTTCACTTCCTTTTTCGTATTTTTATGATTGGTTGCTGTCTATCAAAGCATAATTACAACGATGAGGGAGACTACCTCCTTTCGTTTATTCTGTCGAAGTCCTGTTTTCTAATCTTTCGACACTATCATAATATCACTGGTAAATGACTAAAAACCGCCATCATTCCGCCAAAAAACCGCCAAATTATTTATAAGCAATTTTTTCCCCATGTTTATACGCTTCTGCAAACTCTATTAGAGCTTCCGACTTCATCCGTTGTATGCTTCTTTCTGAATAACCTACTTCACGACTAATCCTGTAGTTTGAGAAACTGTCTGGCACACAGAAACTATAGTAGAGTATCTGACGACTAATTAGACTAAGTGCCATCAAAGCCCTCAAAATCGCGTCTCTTTCTGCTTCAGCATCTGCTAATTGGATCATGGCATCTTCTGCTTTGTTTCCATGACTAGGAACCTTAGGCATATCTGTTATAACTGGTGACTTAATATCTATCAAAGAGCGACCTGCTATGCGCTCTAAACGTCTAAAATTATTTAAAACATTTCTGGCATTATCTCTTGTTTGTTTGAAATCTACTTCTCGTAATAAATTCATCAAGCAAAATCGCTCCTTTTATGGTATAATGAGATAAACTTTCAAACAATTTCCATTTTATGTAGCGACAGCCATTTACTGGCTGTCCTTTTTTATGTTCTTCTTTTTCTTATTCATATATTTTTCATTAGCTGTTCCATTCTGAATTGCCTTTTTTTCCAAACGGCGTTTTTTCTTCTTGATTTTCGATTTCGTCTTTCCCATTATTTCCTGTTCCCCTCTTGTATGATTACTAACATAGAAACGAAAAGCACAATAAAGATAAAAGGATAGATCATTCTTTTTCCTCCAAATCTAATCCAATATATTCAGCTTTAGAAAACCAATCATCACATTCTGGATTAATCCCCCATACAGTAGATGTTTTCTTTTTCATTGCTGTTTTTGTTTTATATATCAGAAAGCCCATGCCATCAATAGCACATAGAAAACGATATGTTTTACCTTTTCTATACCAGCCTTTTTTATATTTTCGTCGTATTTCTTCCAAAGTCAGTTTTATCATTCCGTTTCCTCCGCATACATCGCAATGACGATATCACTCTCAATCCCTACTCTATCTCCGTCAGAGTTCAATTTAAATCCAGTTGGAGTCATTAAACACTTCTTACCATTTGAAATTACCCAAAAATACAGCATAGCTTCTGTCGGCATATTTTCTAATATTTCCAATGCTTCATTTACTTTCATTTCGTTTTCTCTCCCTCCTCAGCACAAAACGCATTTCTTATAAATATTGCATTCAATTCTTGTTTTCTTAGTTTTGTTACTCTGCGGTGTCTGTTGTTTATTGTCAATCAACTCCCTAATCTGAAAGTATCGCCTATACTTGACCGAAATTCTTTTAAGTGGTTCTCTACCACAGAATCAGTCACGTTAAAACGATCAATTAATACAGGAGCTGCCATATCTTTCAAATAACTTTGTCTGATAACTATTTCAGTACCATCAGAAAGTTTGGATTTAACTTTGCGACCATTAATAATTGACTGAACGTCTGCTTCGCTTAGTGCTATTTCGTATTTCATTCCGCTTCCTCCTGTTCCAATCCCCATTGAGCGAATGCTGCTAGGACTTCGAATTGCTGTTTGTCTGTTAATTCCATCAAAGGATCCCTTAATTCATCTAAATGCCCCCATGCTGCATTATTCATCATCCAAAATACAACTTGCATTGGCTTTCCTGTTGGTGCAGTTTGTTTCAACCACTCCAACACGATTTTCTGGTTGTCGTCTAACTGTGATTGCTGACTGGTCACCTCATACGTTTTCTCGAAAATATCCGGTTTACATGGATAAATCTCTCCTTCTACCCCTCTAATAATGTAGTCACCTGTTTTAGCAACCATTATCCCTTCTAAAGTTTTTATTTCACACCATGCATCTTGCGGATAATTTTTACCGAAATTATAGGTAATAATTCTGTTTTCTGATACAGCATCCCAAAACCATTCTTCCCCTATAAGCCCTCTTGAATTTAATTTAAAAGCTTCAATAACTACTGGTTTCTTTCTATATTTCATCCTTCTACCACCTCTTCCACTGTTCCACCGATTTGTATAGCATCCATTTCGGCTTCTTCTTTAGAATCGTATTTTATTCGTTGAGCAAGCGCACCAGGAGCATCGTCAATAATATAAGTCACTTTAGTTTCATCGAAACCAGAAAAATATCCTTTGCCAATTTTTACGCAATACAACGGCTCTTTCTCGACCTCGTAGCCGTCCTTCATGTGAATGAGAGTTTCGATTGGTTTGTTTTCAGCAACATCTAACCAATTCTCAAAATCTGTCTTGTGTGGCCATTCTTCAACGTCTAATTCTCTGATTGCCATAAAAATCGCTAAATCCAATGCATCTTTATTATTTTCAAACCACTCCGCCACAAACTTAGGCACCACTGGCTTCTGCGGTTCGTCTAACCTTAGTTTTTTGCCAATTTCAAAGCTACCTCATAAGCACTGCTTTTTCCTTGATCATATTCATCTGTGGCATCCTCGTATCGTTCAACATATTTGGTTAATTCATCAATCAATTCCTGTTTATTCATCGCTGTTCCTCCTTCAATCTCTTTGCTATATCTGTAATCACTGGTACTGTCACACTGTTGCCAGCTTGTTTATATAGTTGACTATCACTGTTTACTTGCTTTGCTCGATCAAATGCCCAGTCTGGAAAACCTTGTAATCTCCAACATTCACGTGGCGTGAGCTTTCTAATTTGAAACCCATTTCTTAAAATGTTATTTTCATGCCAGCTATGTGATGATAACGTTGGAGCAATCTCATGCGTGCCACCTATGTTGTATCCACGAGGTTTTTGAACAATTTTAGGTTCTGTTCCGCCACCTTGCATCGTAGACAAAGTAGGCGCAATTCCTCTTGGATCATACACTCTCGAACTTTGATCGTGTTTTCCTGATAATTTCCCAGCTAGCAATATTCCATGTCTGTCCTGTGATGTTAGAGTAAACATTTCCTCTCCATCTTCTTTAAATCGCCTACCATTTTGTCTTTTTTCTAGACGATCAGGTGTAAGTACTGGTATAGCTATTTGTCTCTGCTGTTTACTTTCAACAACATACGATCTGACTCCTGCTGATTCTCCATATCTTGCCGTGATTGTATTGGCTGAATTTTGTTGTTCTTGTAACTCAGCAAGCGATCCGTCATCTCTTTCGAAAGGAAATACTTTTCTGGTACGTTCTCCTCTAAGATGTCCGATAATGAATACTCGTTCCCTGTTTTGTGGAACGTAGTCTTTAGAGTTAAGCACTTGCCATTCCACATCATACCCGAGTTCATCCAAGGCTCTGATGATCGTCTCGAACGTAGCCCCTCCTTCGTGATTAAGGAGTCCTTTGACGTTCTCAAGGAATAGATAGCGTGGTCTGAGAATAGATGCGAACCTTGCAATTTCAAAGAAGAGAGTTCCTCTAGTATCTTCGAAACCTTTTCGCTTTCCTGCAATGCTGAAAGCTTGGCACGGAAACCCTCCACAGATAACATCGACACTTCCGATTCCTCGAACAAAATCATCTGATACTGTTGTGATGTCATGCATTTCCACCTCTCCTTCAGTATTATGAATTGCTTTGTAGCTAGTTCTTGCGAATTTGTCAATTTCGCAAAATCCTATGCATTCGTGTCCGGCGGATTCCATGCCTAATCGAAATCCACCAATACCTGCAAACAAGTCTAAGAATTTCATTTTTTCACTTCTTCCAATAACTCTTTATTCTCGTATATATTCCCGATAACTTCATAGTCAGTGTGAAATACTGGATCATAATAAATTCGATATTCTAAGTCCAAGTCTACTAGCTTACAAATTAAGCCAGAATGACACCCAGAGGCTTGAACAACAGCTTTTTCATGATCTAAGTGATTAAAACCATCACTTACACTGAAAAGTACTATATCCCCCTCAAAAATCTCTACACCGTTCTTATCTTTCAGTCCTGTGGATTGCATGAGGATATATTTATCTATCATTCCCCACATACCGCTTCCTAAATTCACTAGAGGAGCAATAAAGCCTGTTTCATCATCTATTGTCCAGTCTACGTTTTCATCATTATGTGGATAGTACATTTCATTTTCTTCTGTTGAATAAGCTCTAAACTTTGATATCATTTGCCGTCCTCCACAAAATATTCTTTCAATGTTCTAACCAAGCTTTCGTATAGTGGTTTAAATGATTCATTAGCAATCAAATCAACATTTTCTAAATTAGCAAAATGCTCTTCTAACTCTTCTTTTAACATTTCTTCGTCCACTGTTTTTCCTCCTAAAAAATCATTTGCCAAAGTAGTACGCCGAATTTGACTACTCCTGCTAATACAAGCATTACCATTGACAAAATAAGTCCACATCCTAAAAATGCTGATGCGATATTTAGTAAACCTTTCATATCTAGCATTCCACAGCCCTCATTTCTGTAAATGGAACAATCGTTTTTCCGTGGTATCCAACTACTAAACCGTCATCGTCTGGATGTGTCGTTCGAATGATTACCATTGCTGAATTGTCATAAACTTCTTTTACATATCCTTCGAATGGATATAGCCATGGTGTCTCCCGCCTTGACTTACAACAGAAGCATTCAACCTCTTGGTTAACTTCTGGAATGAATTTCTTTTTTCTGCTCATGCTTACTCACCTCTTGTTTCAACCATGCCTGATTAGACTTAGGTTGTTTTTCTTTTCTCAAATTTTTCCTTTTAGACGGATTGATTTTATTAGTTTTTTGAGAATAATCTTTTACCTCGACTACTTCGCCATTGCTCACATAGGCAGCTAATTCTGCCATTTCCTTTGATTCATAACGTTTAGCTCCTTTTAAGTTAGGAACTCCATATCCTTCTGAATCGACATAACACATTGCTTTTACAACGTATGCCACACTTAACCCTCCAATAGCTAATTTCTAAATGCTCTGCGTACTGTATACGCTTCGTTAATGATTTTCTTCAACGTATCCGATGGATAGATTCGATGACTTACTTCCTTGACATCTTGTTCATATAACCAAGCAAGCTGTGCTAGAGTATCATCATCAAGAGAAAATCTCGGTCTTTTCTTAGGTGTCCCACCTGTTTGTTTTGGCTGTCCCACCTACACGACTACTCCTTTTGGTTGATTTTCTAAATATTTCTGTAACCCTTGATAACACTCTTCGAATGACAAAAGAGAACATTTCATCTTTCGTACATGAAGCTCTTCCTTTTTCTTTTTTTCCTTTACCAAAATATGTTCCAGCTTTGTTCGGTCTACGTATAGCGCATAATAAACACGCAACTTACTCCAGCTTGAACGATCTTTTTTTATTTGGTCTTCGGTCAAATCTTTTATCTGGCTATAAACTGCTTGCAAACATTGACGTTCATCACCTTGTTTGCATTCCCCCAGTTTTTTCACCAGTTTGAGATAGTTATATTCTTTCAAAATATCACCTCACGTTTAGAAAGGGACATCATCGTATCGATGCGCTTCTCTTTCTTTTCTGAGCCTTTCTTGTTCTTCATAGTCTGCCAGCCATTTCGGGATAGGTTCTTTTCGTGTTACGTTACGACTTGGCTGAGAGTTAGAGAAAGTCCTTTGGCTCTTCTTCGCTTCCCAATCTTCTTTCGCTTGGACTGCCTCCTGTAACGTAGAAACATTGTTTGACTTCCACGTAACAAGAATTTTATCCACGTATTTTTTTAACCCTTGCATTTCTACGCTATTCTCATAAGCAGATTGAAATGCAAATAAAATCATTTCTGATCCCCATTCGCGAATCCACGGACCTAATGTGCCTTGCAAAATGCCAGTAGGTGGTTTTCCCCAAGATTTTTGAATGAACTCGTACACGCCCATATCTTCTTCATAATCTTTTATTTTATTTAATTTACTTTCCTTTACTTTTGTTTCCTTTTCTTTTCTTTCCTTGCTATTTTTTTCTGTAGCAATCGCATTAGCATTTTCAGTTTTGCTATTTTCATCTGATGGCATTGCTATAGCCTTGCTATTTTTTTGCCATCTTTTACTTGCACCCTTTTTTCCTGCTTCTGATCGCTTTCTTGATTTGGCATCTTTAATCTCCATGCGCTTGTTGAATCCTTCGGAGTAAAAACACTCACCATTTTCGGTGAAGGCAAATAACCCGAAATCTTCGACAATAGCCTTTATTTTTGAGGTATCTACACGAAGATCAAAGGCTAACGTATTGTAATCTTTGATACTCATGTAGTTCTTCTCTTCACGAAGACGTTCTAAAATCATAAAATAAATGCCATAACCTTCAGCACCGTATTTCATTCTTACAGGAATCAATTTGTCTGAATTTCTTGCATTGCTATCATGAGGAAAGTAACTATCATTCATGTTGCTCCCTCCATCGTTTGAATTCTTCTAAAGTCTTATCCTTTTTTTGTCTATTACATTTTTTACAAGCACAAACTAAATTATCTAATTCATCAGAACCGCCCTTAGAAAATGGAATAACATGATCTACTTCTAGCGTTCCACCGACTTTCCCGCAATATTTACATGTATAAGAATCTCTTTCAAAAACCTGTTGTGATATTTTTTTCCATTTTTTTGAATTTGTCTGGTACATTCGTTGAAACTTAATATCAAAAAATGTTTCATTATCAAATTCTTTCTGTATAAAATCGATATTTTGCCAACCATAATATTGCATCACAAGAAAGCAAAACTGTTTAAAACTACTGTAATTAGTTGAATATTTTTCTTTTAACTCCGGATATTCATTTAGCTTTTTTTCAACATAATGTTTATCCATCGCTTTATACCAACGCTTTGTTGGTCTTGCCACACTATCACCTCCTTAGATAAGCGAGGGGAAACTCCCTCGCTATAGTGGTGGGTTCATATCATCGAACAATGAATCCTGTTGTTCATCTGTATTTGCTGTTTCTTCGTATTCATCAAACGCTGATGACACGTCTTCCACTTTTTCTGCTTCTTTACGTTCTGATTCAATTGGTTCTGCATCATTTAAAGTAACTTCTTCTACAAGATCATTATTTTCATCAAATCGAAAAACTCTTTCATCAGAAGTAACCGCATTTTGCATTTCTACAGATAAAATCCCCCATTTAGCTAACATGTTACGTAAGACGGTTTTTATCGCCATCGCATCATAATTCTCTTTCCACGCTCCAGTTAGCTTTGTTTTATCAAACCCTTTGGCATGTTTAATACGATGAGCTTCCACTTCTTGCTTTGTCCAATAAACAGTTTTTTTAAACCCATTTAGTAATTCAAAAAATCCAACATAACCGATTACTCGATCAGATTGTTTCGCATTGTAGTCAAACTGAAACTCTTCTGTCAGAGGATTCCATTCAATTAATTGCCCTTCATAAATTTCTATTGCATTAAGTGCTTTGTATTGTCCAGAACGTTGTGCTAACTGAATATAGCCTTTGTATCCTAGGATGAATTGGGCTTCGTTATGCGTAATCCAATCTTTTCCTACCTTTTCTTTCCGATTAAATGGAACAATATAGGCATATCCTAAATTTTTATCTATTGGTAAATCCATCGTTGCTGCTTTTAAAGCAGAAGCGATGATTGTCATCGGCTCTGCTTTAGATAAATAATCATCGCCACCAACTAACGTTAAAAGAGAACCCATAAAAGCATCTGATTTTTCGTGTAAAATATCATTGAATTTCTTTTTCATAGCTGGCTGACTCATCAATGTTTTAAAACCTAATTTTGAAACATCCACTGCTTGATTATTTTGTTCTGTTAGTTGATTCTTTAAATCTTTACTTGTTGCCATATCACTGAATCTCCTTTATCACTAATCTATTTGAAGTTGATAAGCTGTAAATTTCCTCATCTTTCATCACATCTGGATATTTCTCTGCTATTTTCTTCAAGTCTTTTCGTTTAGAAACGACTGATTTTAAACAAATAATTCGATTAGGTGTGATACCTGTAGAGGCATTCTTTATTCCAAGTTCCTGGATAATTTGATTGTCGATTTGTCGAATACTCTTCTCTAGTTCCTTCTTATTTTTGAGTAACTCTTCTTTTTGATCGAGTAGAACATCATAATCGGCATGAAGCATAATTTCAGTTGAATCTAATTCCGAATAATGCTCTTTTAGAAAATCTGACGTTGCTTTACTTCCATCGATCAATGGCTCTTCTCCGCCAATAATGTTCGTTTCCCAAAAATCAACTAACCGTTCTGTGATGATGTCAATCAGTTCTTGATCTCGTTCAACTCGTTTCCATATAAATCTTTGACCACCAATCAACACAGCGATATAACAATAATCCTTGTTCAAAACATTCATATAATGTTGCACTTGACACAAATAACTGAGTGGTACTTCTTCCCCTTCCCACTCTTTGCTAAGAAATTGATTCGCTGTTTTACATTCAAGAATGGCATTTTCTCCTACTACATCACGGTCGATATTGGCTCTTAAAAATGGATGTAACGGATGTTCAAACATTTGGTTTCTTCTGCGTACTTTTTTGCCTGTTCGTTCTTGAAATTCTTTGGCAACAACTTTTTCTAAAACATTGCCCCAATAAGCTGGTTCGCTCTCTGAATCTTTCAATTCAATTTGACCCGTTTTCTCAAGCCATAATTGATAAGGAGATTTGTATTTATTCAATCCAAGTACGGTTGCGACATCAGAACCACCAATACCTCTTTTGCGGTCTTCGAGCCATTCTTGATGACTCATGTCTAAAGTTGATTTACTCATCTTCATCCTCCTCATCGATTGGTGCTTCATATGAAGGTTTGCCCCAATCTTCATCGGTTAAATAGTTGTCAAGATTTGCTAACTCGTTCATGTTTCCCCTCTTTTTTGCTTGCTAATACGCAAAGCACAAGCATGGCAATTGCGAATAACAAGCCAAAGATGACGTAGTTTTTTGCTACAAGTACTAACGTTGTAAATAAAATAATCAATAAATCAATTATTTTTTCATTCATGTACTATCGCTCCTTTGCTATTTTGCTCACACGCTCTTCATATAAGTGTAAATATAAATCTTTAAACGCTTGATACGCTTCTTGTACTTGCAGTAACTGCTCTTGCATTAAATCCTTGTTCTTGGTAACACCAAAAACATTCAATGTTATTTTTTTCAATGATTCGTGGATTGTAGATTCAGTTAAAAATTTTCCTTCATCCACATAGATTGCTCTCAGTGGTTCAAGCATTGTTTTATCAAAATCATCTTCAGTAAAATACTGTTTATTGACTGCGATTATTTCTTCATTTTGGATAGCAACTGGTCTAAACACATCAAACGTGCGAGTACCGATTAAATTGCGTTGTTCATCTTTCAACTTAGCTCTTAAATCAGCTACATCTTCATATTCGATAATCAGCTGGTGTTTCTTTGCTGTTTCTGCCATTTGATTCTTCCTCCTAAATCAAACTTGTGGTATACTTGCTTTGAATTTTATATTGGAAATAGTTTTTCCACTGTAGTGCCAAGTATTTTGGCAATCTTTATTGCTGGAGCAACATTTGGTAGATGTTCCCCAGCTTCAACTCTCTGATATTGACGAGTTGATATGCCGGCTTGTTTTGCAACTTCAGATTGCGACAAGCCTTTTTTTATACGTAGTTCTAACATTTTTTTATTTTTCACATCAGCCCCTACTTTCTTATTTAAGACGACGTTTTCGTCGGCTTATATTTATATAACAAGCGACGTTTTCGTCGTTGTCAATTATTTTTTGGAGGAATATATGATGACGACATTTAGTGAGAATTTGAAAAAGCTTCGTTCAGAAGCTGACATATCTCAACTTGTATTAGCAAAAGAAATAGGCACAACTACTAGGCAAATCCAACGATATGAAAGTGGCGAAAACGAACCTAAATTATCACAAGCTGTTTTACTCGCCGACTACTTCGATGTATCGCTTGATTATTTGGTCGGTAGAACAGACGAGAAATGATCGCTTCGGCGGTCTTTTTTTGTTATTTAAAAATATTATTTTTTGATATATAATTTTATTATCAGTTTGTGGTCTACTGAAATGAGCTAAAGAAGGTGTTTTTTATTACAATAAAAGTTTCGTTAACCCAATTCTTAACCTATTCTTCCAAGGTTAGTACTGGCGCAAAAATAAATTACGTTAAACAAATCAAAAATTCTCCTGAATATCATCCAGGAATTGATTACTGGAAACCATTAAGAGATGAAATTAAACGACTTCACAGAAATAATTTACCTATCGAAGACCTTAAAAATTTACTTTCTAAAGTTGACGATAAAAAAATTAAAAATTATAAAAAAGCAATCAACTCTTATATTCGTTTTATAAGAAAAAATAATGTTGAATACTTTGAATGTGGTAAATCTTTTTGGAAACTTTCTGAAGAATTATTCATCAATAGTTCTCCTGAATTAGGTTTTATTATCGATGGTAAAAAATTTTATGTTAAAAACTATTACAAAAAGAAGTCTTCCGATACTAAACTTACTCAACGAAATATAAAATCTACTTTAACGCTAATGCAAATTTCTGAACGAGATTTTGAACTAGATAACAAATCTAATTTTGCTGTTTTAAATTTACAAAATGAAAAGCTTATCGAAGCCCCGCCATTGTTGTCTGAATCAATAATGGAATTAGAAGTAGATGCACAAAGTTTCGTTGACATTTGGAGTAGAATTTAATCAGTTTCCATCTCTGCTAATTCGCCTTGAATTTGAGCGCAAGTTTCGCATATGAAACTTCCATCTTGTAATTCTAATAAATTAGAAAAATCTCTCTCATTACAAAGGCCACATTTTTGCTCCTTGCTATTTCTGATAGCTTGGAGCTCTTTTTTTATTTCTTCTTGCGATACAATAATTTGTTGCTGTTGCTTAAGAAGCTCATTGAGTGCTACCATTTGTAATTCTTCCATTTGACTACCTCCATTTCTGAGTGATAGACTTAAGTTACTAGTTCTTATTTCTCACCGATTAGCGATTGCAGTCGCTGGTCGGTCTTTTTATTTCTTGCCACTTCTTCTGGCGTTCACGCCATTGTTCCCCTAACAATCTAGGTTTCATTTCTTCGTGGTATTCCTGATTTAGTTTTCGCATCAAGTGTTGATGCTCTTGCAGGGTCATTTAATCCCTCCTTTGTTTATTGAATTTCTCCATTTCTATTTGATAAAATATTTCTATAGAAATGGAGGTGAAACATAATGAAGTTTGAATTAAATGGACTTGATGATTTGCAGAAAAATCTAAATCAATTATCTAAAAACGCTAAGGAATTAGATGGTGAACATTCTGTACCATTCGATGAGCTTTTCAATGAAAAATTTATGATTGAAAATACTAATTTTTCTAATATTGATGATTTTATTGAAAAATCTGGATTTGATTTTTCTGATATAGAATCAATCGACGACAATGAATTAGATAATTTCGTTAGCTCCAATACAGACTTTGAATCCTGGGAAGATATGAAGTCTGCTGCTGGTTCAGAATGGGTAACTAAGAGATTAGGTTTCTAATTTCATTAATCTCATCTAAAGTCTTTTGAAGTTGGTCAGCTTGCTCTTCAGCTTGTTTGATCAACTTCTTTAATTTTTTCAAATCAACTTTAATAACTATTTCCTCCATTGTCACCCCTCCTTCGTCTCTCACCGTCACCACCTCCGGAAAGAGGAGTTGCTCATGCCAACGTGTATGTGCGAACTTGATTTTTTAAGGAGAAAACTCGCAACTCCTCTTTTCGGAAGTGGTGAGTGTAGAACAAGTTTAAATATTTAAATTTCAAAAGTTTCTTTTAAAAATCGTTGTAATTCAGTTCGTTCAATTCGAATATCTTGTTCACTCCATTGTTGAATCTTTAAACCTTTTGAAATCCAACCGCTTAATTTGTCATCACCAATTCTCAATATTTCTTTTACTTGAGACTTATTCGGGTAAGGTGGTAATTCAACAGTTTTAGTCAACAAGCTGGATCGCTTTTCGATTTCTTTCAAAACAATAAAAGTAATATTACTTGCTAATTCGTTTTGAATTACTTCATCTGGAATGTTTAGTTGCATAGATTACACCTCCTACGCTGTTGATTTTTGTTCATTTCTTTTGCTAAAATTTTCTTATCAGTGAGTGGTCCACTGAAATAAATAATATTGGAGGTAATCCACATAGGAACACAATATTTTCAGAAAGTTTGTACTAATGGTCACCAAATAAGTGATCGGTCCACTATCAATTCAGATCCTCAGCCTGAAGAATATTGCGAAGAATGCGGAAGCAAAGTTATCACCACCTGTCCGACTTGTAGGATACCTATACTAGGGCACAAAACTATTGATGGAGTTATTACTCTTGGTTATATAACACCAGTTCCCAAATATTGTCGTCATTGCTCAAATCCTTACCCGTGGACTTCACTCATCTTAGAAAGTGCTGTTGAGCTTCTTTCTTTAGATGAAGATTTACCTGATAGCGATAAACTTCTTATAAAAACCGCTATTCCAGATCTCTTGGTTGACACTCCTAAAACCAAGTTAGCAGAAGCTAAATTTAAAAAAGGTTTTTCTAACGCCTCAAAACTAGTTAAGGATTCGCTCTACAATCTTCTTGTAGATGTATTATCAGAATCAGTTAAAAAAACTATTTTTCCAAATTAGCTTTTCCACACCAACAACAAAAATTTGAGTCTTTTCTTATAACACGGTTACACCAAGAACATTTAGTGTAATCGTGTTTTCTTTTCAGATACTTCAAATAACCTTTTCTCCTAATAGTTTTTTTAATTCTTGGTTTAAAACGACTAAACATTTATTACACCTCCTACGCTGGTTGTTTGATTTTCACTCCGTTTGATATAATTGAACTAAGGAGGTGAAAATATGAAAACTATTCAAATGCCATCCGAATCAGAGTATGTTCTAACAGCGATGTATAAAGAGTTTTTAGATCGTTATAAAAATGGTATTCCTAGAAATAAAGCAAAAATTTTCGGTCACCAGTCTAATATTGAAAATTTAGTACCAGAAATTTGGGAAGAAGATTTAAAAGGACTGCTTGACGAACTAAAAGAATTTGGACTAATTTCTGCAACTGGTGGTTCTAACATCTATCAATATGTTTCTTTAACAACTATTGGCATTAGTTATATGGAATATAGAGCTGGAAACAAAATTGAAGATGCAATTAAATCATTAGTCTCTTTAAAATCTTTAAAATCTTTACTACCTTCTAAAAACTAATAAGTAACCCAGTCGTCTGCTTGTAAATCTTCTGCTGTAGGTTGCCATCCGAGTAGCAATTTACGTTCTACTGGTTCCCTATCGCTAAGCAAAATCATGCAAGCAGATGTATTAGTAGGGATAATCCATATCATTCTCTCTTCTTTTTGCCATTCTTTTCTCGTAATTGCTTTTCCTTTAGGTAACGCAATATCTATCGTCTCTTTTATATTCACATTCTCACCTCCTACGATGGTTGTTTGATTTTCACCCCGTTTGATATAATTGAACTAAGGAGGTGAAAATGTATGGTTCAAGTTCCTTACGCAGAATCAAATGGTTCTTTGTCTGTACATGTGGAATTGCAATATGCTGCCGATGTTTTTTTAGTTGATTCTGTAAATTATAAAAAGATGAATTCTGGTCAAAAATTCAAATATTTCGGAGGTCATTATACAAAAACGCCTGTAAATATTACTGTTAAAGGCACAGGTAGATGGTATTTGATTGTCCGTGGAGGTGGACAATACAAATATAGATTTTATTAATCTTTAATCTGAGCTGGTATTGCTAGCCAGCTCTTTCAACGTTGCATTTTCCATCATATATTTTTTGACTTCAGAAATTGCATCTTCAACATTTGAAATAGTCCATTCTTTGTCAGAAATAAATGAAAGACAATTTCCGACGAATTCCTCTTTGTTTTCTTTAGCTGTTATTTTTTTCGATTCTCCCATTTTTCTCCTCCTACGCTGGTTGTTTGCTTTTCGTGTACTCAGTTGGTAAAAAAATTTCTTCAATGGTTTTACCGTAGTGTTTAGCAATTATGAACATCTCATCACTTTTAAATTGATTATTTCCTTTTTCTTTTAAACGGTAACTTTCTTCACTAACGCCAATTAACGTTGCTAATTCTTTTTGTGTTTCACCTTTCTCTTTTCTTATTCTATACAAATTCCATTGCATATTTTCACCTCCTGTTCTTATTTATAAACCGATAGTACACGAAAAGCATACACAAGTCAATAAAAAGTTTGCTTTACGTGTATTTTTTTGTTGATTACAAAAAATATTTGGGATAATATAGAGATAGAAAAAGGTGGTGAAAAAATGGAAGTTGAAAATTTATCAAAATATATTGGTGGAAAAATCAAGTTTTATAGAAATGAAAAGAAACTAACTCAAGAAGAATTAGCAAAAAAATTAGGTACTAAAAAAGCCACTATTTCTAATTATGAAACTGGTTATCGCTCACCTCAACAAGATATGCTATTCGAACTTGCGAAAGTATTAGAAATCTCTATAAACGACTTATTCCCCCAAACATCGGTTGTTGAGAATAATTCTATAGAAAAAATATATAACCAACTATCTCCTCCACGTCAGGAAAAAGTTTATAACTTTGCTAATAAGGAACTAGAAGAGCAAAAACAAGAACAAGCTAAAGATGATAAAAAATCAGTTATTCCTATCGAAAATAATAAAAAAGATAGCGATGAAATATATACTTTTGCTGCTCATTCTGATGATCCTGATAAAACGTATACTGATAAAGAAATATCTGAAATTGAAGCGTTTTTAGATCAAGTAAAAGCTGATTATGATAAAAAACATAATAAGTAGGAGAGTTTAGTTGATATGAATGAATACGAAATTCTTTTAGATGAGGTAGTTAACGAGATTCCTGTAATTGAAACAGAACTAAAAATAAATACCGGATTAAAAGGAAGTTATAGAAATAAAACTATCTTTTTAGACAAATATTTGAATACTGTTGAAAAAAGGGTTCTCTTATCAGAAGAATATTCACATCACAGAACTAGTATAGGAAACATTATTGATTATACAAAACCGGACAATAGAAAACAGGAATGGAAGGCAAGAAGAGATTCTGTCGAGCGCCTCGTCACACTTGATCAATTAATTGATTGTTCTTACTTTCGTTGCCATACTAAATTTGAATGCGCAGAATTTTTAGGAATAACAGAACAATTTTTTGAAGAAGTTCTCGCTCATTATCATGCTAAATACGGTGCAATCCATCTCTATAAAAATCATATTTTTATTTTTGGTAATTATTCAATCTATTGTTTACATGCTAAAGAGATAGAACTGGATATTATTAAAACATCAAAAAAGCCCATGCTTTCGCATGGACCCTTTCCTCATTTCTGAGAACCTTTACAGTAAAATTATATAAAAATAAACTCAGAAGAACAAGGAGGAATTTATGGGAGATTTTTTATTCGCGGTTGGATTAATAGGATGGTTTTTGGGTATAGGGATTTTTATTTATTCCTTTTTCTCAAAGAAAAAAATATCTAGAAAGAAAGTTATTGTTGGAATAATATCTGCATTTGCAGCTATGGTTTGTGGAGTTACTATCTCCCCACCAGACACAGAACAAGCTACAACACATAGCACTATCCAATCAACAACGACTAGTTCTACCACTGAAGATACCTCTTCTGAAAGTAGAGAAAAAGAAGAACAAAAAGTTAAAGAAATAGCTAAAAAGAAAAAACAAGCTCAAATAGAAGCTAAGAAAAAGGCTGAAGAGCAAAAAGCTAAGGAAGAAGCTGAGAAAAAGCAACAAGAAGACAAACGTAAAGCTGAAGAACAAAAACAAGCTGAAATAGCTCAAAAAACTTCATCTGCTGAAACTATTCTTGCTCAAGCTGAATCCAATCCTACTAGAGATAACTATAATTCAGCTCTTTCTGCTATTCAGGCAATACCAGGTGGAAATCAATCATTATCAAATCGGTTAGCTAGTGTTGATTCAACAATCAAAGCAAATGAAGCCGCACAAGCTGAAACTGCTAAAATAGCTGAACAACAAAGACAACAAGCAATTGCTCAAGAGCAAGCAAGACAAGCTGCTGTTCAAGCTGAACAGCAAAGACAAGCACAGTTAGCTCAAGAGCAAGCCGCTGCTCAAGCTCAGCAACAAAACAATCAAGAAACAGTGTTAATTACACCAACTGGTAAAAAGTATCATAATCATGTGTGCGGAAATGGCAATTATAGTCCTGCAACTCTACAGGAAGCTTTAAACAGAGGTTTAACACCTTGTGAAAAATGTTTTAATTAAAAATTAATATCATCTCATCAGTAGTAAGAACTACTCAATAAAATAATTGGTAGTTCTTACTTATTAAAGAAACGAGGTATATAAAATGAATATTCAAGAAAAAATATTACCAATGAAGTGTCCACATTGCAATATTGAATTCGATCCTGAAACCGTTCATCAAATTTTTTTAATCTAGAATCCGATATAGCTAATTCAAAAATTTATTCTGCATCTAATAAATTGAAAACAGGTGGAGAGATTTTATCTGGTTTAGGATATGTAATATTTTTTTTGCCAATAATGATTATACTAATAATTTTTTTGTATTTTTTAACATTCAGCTAATTTTAATTTCCAAAAAGCCTTCGGGCTTTTCTTTTATAACGATAAGAACATACATTCGAAAGGAGAAAAACATGCAATATCAAGAATTCAAAGAATGGTTAGAAAACAATTCTAATTCAAAACATATATTTTTAATAAAATGGAAAGACTATCAAATATCAAAAAACAGTAAACGAACTGGAAAAACAAAAAAGTGGGATAATGATAAAATAATTCGTACTGGCGAAGAAGAATGGAAAAAAATTGTGGCAAATACCTATCAAAAACTTAAATCTCATTTAGGAATTCCAAAATACAATGGATATCAAGAATGGATTGATTTTATAGAAAAAAATGAGATTTTAGAATCATTTGACAACAGTATTTTAGAAATAGAATTAGAATAGGAGTTGGATTTTATGGCAATGATTAAACAATACCAAAAGAAAAATGGTGAAAAAGCCTGGTACTTCAAGACATATCTTGGTATCGATCCATTAACTGGAAAGAAGAGATATACAACTAAAAGAGGATTCAAAACACAAAAAGAAGCGAAAATCGCACTAGCTAGACTAGAAGTTTTAGCTACAGATAAAAAACTAGTAAAAGATAATAACTACACTTTTACACAAGTAAAAGATATGTGGATTGAACAATATAAACCAACAGTCAGAGAAAGTACTTACTTACGTGTTAAATTTTTGTTTGATAAAAACATTTCAACTTTTTTTGGAAATAAAAAAATACAAAGCTATAACATAGCTTACTGTCAAGAAGCTATCAACAAATGGAAAGAACAATATTCTACCTATAAAGCTTTAAAATGTTATACATCTGCAGTTTTTGATTATGCAAAAAAAATGAACCTAATTAAAGAAAATCCTATGAAAGAAGTAACTTTTTCAAAAGGAGAACGCAAGCAAAAAAAGACTAAATTAAAATATTTTGAAAAAGAAGAATTACAAGATTTTCTTGAATGCTGTCAAAAAGACAAATTCCCTATAACTTATTCTCTATTCAGAGTTCTAGCATTTACAGGAATACGAAAAGGTGAAGCATTAGCATTAACTTGGGACGATGTAGATTTTTTTAATAAAACACTTGAAATCAATAAAACTATCACGAGAAATTCAGATAATAAATTTATTTCTACACCACCAAAAACAAACACATCTATTAGAAAAATTTCGCTAGATGACGAAACACTAAATATTTTGAAGGCATGGAAAACTCAGCAAAAACGTTATTTACTTGCACATGGTCAACACGCTAAAACAAAGAATCAAATAATTTTTTCTTCTAAAAACAATAATTATATAGATATAACTCGGCCTAATATTATTTTATCTAGAATATGCAAAGAACATAATTTCAATGATATTACCATACATGGCTTCCGTCATACACATTGTAGCTTATTATTTGAAGCTGGTTTGTCTATCAAAGAAGTTCAAGAAAGGTTAGGACATTCAGATATTCATACAACAATGAACATATACACTCATGTGACTAAAAAACAAAAAGAAAGGTCTGCTGATAAGTTTGCGGCTTATTTAAATTTTTAA